AGCGATTTATAACTCTTGCCGTTCTGCAACTGGCACGCTTTCCCAATCGTATTAAATGTTTTCATATTATATTTTCCATCTATTTTCGCTTTCCAAACTTTGTGAAATACATGTTGATTTTTACTTGGTTGGTCAATATCGTTACGAACGATTAAATCAAATTCAATGTATTCAGCTCCGCTTGGTGTAGCGTTTTCGCCGCAACTATTAACAACCACCTCATAATCTCCGTCTGCAATACTTCCTGTACCTTCATAAACGTCTGTAAAATCTAAGTTAAAACCTGTCATAATTTATCACTCCTGTTTTTTATTTTTTTAAACTAAACCTAACAGCTTGCCTTGATGCCAAGCCCACCCTCTTTTATACCTTCTATTTTTCGCCAATTCGTATAACTCGCCCATATTTTTACAGTCGCTCGGCTCTCTAAAATCTAATTTAATATCAATATCATCTTTCGTTATTTCTTGTAATTCTGCTGATTTATCAACCTCGTAATCTTTAATTTGTTTAACCTCTGGCTTATGCCCACACTCTGGACACTCTGCCTGTAATGATGGATAAACAGCAAAACAATTCATGCATGATTTAATTTTAATTTCAGCAGCACCACTTGATTTTTTACCACCGTTTAAGCTCCACTGTCTTTCAGTGTCCGGTAAACCGTGCCTGTGAGCATTGCCTACATGGTCGATAATAATAGATGTTTTACCAGGCTTAAACCTCATACCCCTCATACTCTGCTGTATAAATAATGATAGCGACTGAGTAGGTCTCAACATAATCACTGTGGAGCAATCAGGGACATCGAAACCTTCCCCGATTAGATCTACGTTCGTTAATACTTGTATTTCTCTATTTCTAAACTTTGTGATAATTTCATTGCGCTCATTCTTTCTAGTTTTTGCGTCAATATGTTCTGCGATAATCCCGTGATTTTTAAATTCTTCTTTCGCAAAATTACTAGCTGCAACATTGTGGCAATAGACAATAGCTTGTTCTCCGTCAGCTAATTTTTTATAATGTTTTACCACATCCCCATAAATCATTTTACTATCCATTGCCTTATCAATAGATCCGCTTGAAAATTCTTGTAAACTACTAATCTTTAATAAATCCGTATCTATTAATTTAGGAGCATAATATTTATATGGAGATAAAAAACCATTTTCAATTAACCATTCGGCGCTCACTTCCTCTATTAAAATGTCGTTTACATCACCTAAACCAGATCCGTTTAGTCTTACTGGTGTAGCTGTGAATGAAACTATCAGCGATCCGCTAAAAAAATCAATTATTTTTCTGTAACTTTTACTAAGAATATGATGGGACTCATCTATTACGATCATCTTAGGTTTTTTTGTTCGTTCTAACCTCTTTACGATAGTTTGAACCATGCCTAGTTCAACAAAATCCATATCAACATTGTTACTAATTAATGTTTTTTCTATCTGGTCAAGAATTTCCTTCCTGTGGATTAAGAACAAAACATGATTTTTTTTAGATGTTGCCATCCTTATAATTTCCGCGATAATTACAGATTTGCCTGCTCCTACCCACAGGGAGCAACGACGCATGGCGCCGTATATCCCTGTGTATATGCTTCTCTCGTACGATTAACTAAATTACTTTGATAATCATGCAGTTTAAACATGTTTCCCCTCCTTCCATTCCTTCATGTAATCTCCAAAGTTATGGTTATCAATGGTAGGGGTTGTTAACGCTCTTTCTATACTCCAATTTCTTCTTATCCTTTCGGACAAACACTTATTGCTAACGCCAATTATTTCAGGCCATTGACAAAGGTTGTGAGTTTCTCCGTTAAAAGTAATGCTATGGTTTTGGGTCGTGTTATTGTTTTGTTCTTTATAGGTGGCCCATCTGCAATTCTCCGGTTGATAATCTTCGTTCCCATCAATTCGATCTAACGTCAATTTATTGGTGTAACCGTTAGCCATACCCCATTCATAAAATTTTTGAAAACTGTTCAACCATTCATCACAAACTTTTATACCTTTACCACCATAAATATGATATTTTGAAGTTTTGGGATTATTGCATCTACTTTTCATGTTTTGCCACGTTTTATATATCCTTGTATTGTGTTTTCCGTGAATGGTAGATAATATAGAAACAATTTCTTTTTGCAAGCACCCACAAGATTTTGATTTACCATGTTTTAATGAGTCGCCTCTGATTTTTCTAACGTTCCCACATTCGCATTTGCACGACCAATACCCAGGCTCATTTTTTTCAATTACAGTCCAACGGTTTATTTTTTGGTTTATTATAAAAGTAATCATTTCTCGTTTTTTAATCATCTTTTTTTACATCACCCACCTTAAAAATATCTTCTTGTAATGCAAATTCCCTATCATCTAATTGGTTTTTGCAGAAAGTTCCATTATTCTCTGATAATAAAAAACCTCTTGTATTTGTATCTGGTTTTTTTACCAATCGACCAACAACCGGGATAATTCCCATCACATGATTTACCACCTTGCTTCTAATATCAGGTAAAAATTGATTGAACAACTGACCGTCTTGCAATTGGACTTGTCTAGTAGTCTCCCACGCTGTATAAACAATATTTATTTCGAGATTATTAAAAGCTGTGATTATTTTTAATAGATGATTATCAAATAAACCGTAATGTTGTAACTCTGGTTGACCTGATTTTGTTTTCTCTCCTTTTTCCATAAACCATAATTTTTGATAGTGTGTTAGATTATCAATAACGATATTGTCGTACTCTTTTAAATGATCTTTAACATAGGTGTAAAAATCAGCTAACTCTTGTGTCGGTATTTTTGGATCTATTTTTACAATCCCTATACCTGGCAAGCCACTTAGTACTTGTCCAGTGTGGTCAATATCTAAAAGCAGTGTTTTCCCTTTTAAATATCGAACTGTAGATGTCTTACCAGTACCAGGCTTGGCATAAAGTAACATCCGGAAATTCGAATCCCTTTTCATATCTTCTGAATTTATAATTTTCATTTACTTCCACCTCCTTGTTATTAATTAACGATTAACTCACTACCCTTAACGACTGTAGCTGTAAATAATTGACCTGGTATTTTATCAAAATCAGTGATACTCTCCGCGTTATCAATAAAAGTAGGGTATGCCGTATCAGTAACACTTTTTATAAAGCTAGACACTTCTAAACCTAGTCTGATACGTTCCGATAATGATAATATTTCAATCGGCTTTTCATCGTACAGTAAATTAAATTTAGGTTTCATTTCGCCTGTCGTTTTAGTAATTTCAAACAACTGTATAGAAACTTTATTAAAGTGTTTGTTAATCTGACCAGATTGCATTGTTGCATACTCCCCGATATATTCGTTTAATGCTTCGAGAGCGGATTTATTTTTTTCAGTTGCTAATTTTGTATTTCTAATATCTTGTTGTAATTTAAGCTTGTCTGCTTTTGACTGTTCAATATTTCTAGTAATTATTTCTATCTCTTGATTAATTCCGTTCGCGGTTGATAGTTGATCACGCAATACTGATAGTTTCTGCTTAATTTCATTACGATAAATATTTTGTTCGTTCTGGTTCTTTTCGGTAATAGCTGCATTTTCTTTTTCAATTTCTTCCAGTCGCAATTGAAGTTGATCATACTTAGTTTTAGCTTCTTGTCTAGCTTGCGATAGATACGCTTCGTATTTATGTGCCAATGAATGATTTTTTTCCTTAACGGTTTCTAATTCCGATACCGCTGCATGATAATCTTTTGTTAGTTTTTCTTTCGTTTTTTTATAACTAACGACACTCTTTTCAAATTCTTTTGTTAAAAAATCGTTATCGGATGTAATTTTACTTAATAATATTTTTAACGCCTTTCCGTCCGTGGTAGCTTCATCCATTTTCTTTTCAAACTCTGCTTTTCTTTCTTCTATTTTTTCGATATTTTTAGCATTATCTTTTATTTCTTGCGAACAAGTCGGACAAATATTAGAAACCGTTTCTAACTCTTTTTGGCTATCTTTCAACTGTGTGTAATATTTTCTAGTTTGATCTAATTCATGTTTAATCGAAAACGTTTCTTCTAAATTTGGTTGTTCTGGTTTCTTCAAATTCATTAATTCAGACTGTATTTTTAACCCATTATCATTTTCAACTTCAAAAACAGGCTTTTTTATCTGAATATTCATCACATTTTCATACTGCTTTTTTATCTTTTCTTTAATCCCATCTGCGGAAGCTAACTCCGGCAATTTATAAGGCTCATACAATCGGTCATCTAATTTTTCAATTTCTTTTTCCAACTCGTCCACTTTGATAGGTTCATTAATTATTTGTTTTAACGTTCCGTCGATTGCTGATAATTTCCCATCTATAAAATCCAAATCAGTTTCATTCTCTTTGTTTCCTTGTCTTAAATCTTTTTTTAACTCATCAATATTAGTTAAATCTAACCCTTCTAATGGTTCAGCAAACGCCCCTAAAGATTTTAATACTTCGTTCGGTTCGACCTTATTAACAAATTTCATAAAAAATTCTCTAGCTTCTTTATCCTTAAAACCTAATGCGTG